GATACATTCCCAACGCTTACAGACAACGGAAGCGGTGGTAACAATGGAACAATGACAAATATGACAAGCGGAAATATAGTAACAGACGTACCTACATAAACTAAACATATGTCAAACTACTACCGATCCATATTAAACGTTCAAGGCTCGTCTTTTTCTAATACCAAGAGCATATTGCTTGACGGTGTAGATGACTATGTACAAGTAGCAGACGCTGATAATTTATCTTTTGGAGATGGTACTACAGATTCACCTTTTAGTATTTCTGCTTGGATTAAAATTGGTCAAACAACTACACAAGGAATTGTTTCTAAATACGGCACAAATAATGTAAAAAGAGAATATTTGTTTCAAATTACTGCAAGTAAAATAAAACTTACGCTTATATCTTTAGGTGGCGCAACTAATTTTGCAACAGGAAATACTGCCTTATCTTTAAATACTTGGCATCACGTTGCTGTTACATATGACGGTAGCGGAGGTTCTACTGCATACAATGGAATTACGCTATATGTCAACGGTGTTGCTGAGACTCCAACAACAGGAGGTGGCTCTTATACCGCAATGACTAATACTGTAACAGATGTTGAATTAGGTAGGTACGCAACTAGAGAACTGAACGGAGCAATGGATGAGGTAGCGATATTTTCTTCAGAACTTTCTGCAAGTGATATAACAAGCATATACAATGGTGGTGAACCTAATGACATAAGCAGTCTTTCTCCTCTTAGTTGGTGGAGATGCGGCGACGGAGATACCGCGCCGACTCTAACCGATAACGGTAGTGGAGGCAATAACGGAACAATGACAAACTTTAGTACATTCTCAACTGATGTACCAACATAAAAACGAATAAAAAATGAGTAAAAGAATAGCAGAAACATACGCAACAATTAACATAACAGATTTAGGATTGATTGACTTTTCACAAATAGGAGAGACATCCGAAAACACAATACGAAAATCCTTAGATGATTCACAGTTTGTAATTAAGTGGGATTCAGAACCAAGATTCATAACTGACGGAACAGTTACGCCCTTAGAGGTAATGACACACGAGCAGGCCCTAATTCTTATGGCTACCCCGGAGTGGAGTGAGCCTATACCTGTGGAAGAGTAAGCCCTCTTTTTTTTTTGTTTATCTTTGTGTAAAGAATACACGAGATGATTAACTCAGTACGCAATACAGTTCTATCCATACTGAATAAAAATAATTACGGATATATTTCTCCTTCAGATTTTAACTTGTTTGCAAAGCAAGCTCAGTTAGATATATTTGAGAACTACTTCTTTGATTACAACTATCAGATAAATAAAGAGAACGCTAGACAGTCTGGCACAGGTTACGCTGATCTAAAGCAGAATGATGAGGAGGTTATAGATTCTTTCTCAGTAACATCAAACCTAACAGTTGTAGCAGCAACAAATACATTTACATTACCTTCTGATTGGTATCTATTAAATAGTATTTTTTACGATGCTCAAGCAACACCTGCTGTTCCATTAAGGCAGATGGAGAGAGTATCTCAAAAGAAGATTAGATTGCTTTTGAATTCAAATATTACTTCTCCAAACACTTTGTATCCAGCTTATACTATGGAGGGAAATATATTGACAGCATATCCAGTAACAATAAATACTCAAGATGATGTGGTGTGTCAATATATTAGATACCCTAAAGATCCTAAGTGGACATATGTCGATGTGCCTACCGCAACTGGAGAGCCATTGTTTGATTCTACAGCGGCAGACTATCAAGACTTTGAGATTCCTATTTCGGATGAGCCTACTCTAGTGGTTAGAATATTAGAGTACGCTGGGTTATCTATAAGAGAGAGTGATGTTGTACAAGTAGCATCAAGTATGGACAATAGAGAAACTGCTTCAGAAAAATAATAATTATGGCTTATATATCAGCATATCAATATTACGAAAATGGTGGAGCTGCACCGGAGAATGCCAACTGGGGTTCATATCAATACATATCTTTACAAGACATTGTGAACAACTTCTTGCTGATGTATGATGGTAATCATTCTTTAGTTAATAACGAGGAGAGGTATAAGATATTGTTCCATGCAAAGAGAGCAGTTCAAGAATTAAACTACGATGCGTTTAAGGAGATTAAAATTTTAGAGTTGGACGTATGCGATAGTCTACGTTTTGTTCTTCCTCCTGACTACGTCAATTGGGTTCGAGTGTCTATGTACAAGGATAATGTGTTGATGCCTCTTACTGAAAACATTCAGACCAACTATAGCGATGCATATCTTCAAGATAATAATTGTAGGATTTTATTTGATCAGGATGGAAATGTTTTGAAACCAGAGTACTCAAACTTAGATATTGAGAGAATCACAAGTCAGCAGAAGAGTATATACTTAAATGAGAACAGTCCCTTTGATCAGATGCTAGGATACTGTTGTGATGACTATTGGTATTTCGATTATGCTATTGGAGCAAGGTATGGTCTCAACACAGAAACAGCAAACATTAACCCTACGTTTAAAATTGACAATAAAGGTGGTGTCATAAACTTTAGTTCTGGTATGGCAGGTGAACTGTGCATATTGGAGTATGTCAGCGATGGCTTATACAATGGAGATGATTCTCAGATTACAGTAAACAAGTTGTTTGAGAGTTATGTGTATGCTTACATAAAGTATGAGATACTTACAAATAAGTTAGGTGTTCAAGAGTATGTGGTAGCACGAGCAAAGAAAGAAAAGACTGCGCTTCTTAGAAACGCTAAGATTAGAATCAGCAACATTCACCCAGGTAGACTATTGATGAACCTGCGTGGACAAAGCAAGTGGATAAAATAAAATGAAAATAGAAAGAAGTTTTGTTAGGGGTCGCATGAATAAAAGTGTTGACGAAAGACTCTTGCCTCAAGGCGAGTATGTTGACGCAATGAACATCCGACTAGGGTCTACAGAAGAAAGTGAGATAGGTGCAATAGAAAATGCTAGAGGTAATGAGCTTATCGCTGAGGTAAAGTATAGTGGTCAGGCTCTATCTTCTCAAGCAGTGTGCCTAGGGTCTCTTGAAGATTCTGAGAACGAAACAATCTATTGGTGCGTACACGATCCAAACAACACACCAAGTGCAACCAACAAGGTGGATTTAATTGTCTCTTATGACGCTTTAAATGATGTGTTGATATATCATGTGATATCTACCGATGATGGTGGTGGTGTAAACACAGCCTTAAACTTTAGTAAAACATATCGGGTAAATGCAATGACATTTATTGATGGTCTATTATTTTTTACAGACAACAATAATCAACCGATGCGTATAAATGTAGATAGAGTTTACAATGAGCCTTCGGTAAATGATTTGCTTGTTATTGTACAGCCTCCATCTGAGTCTCCAACTGTTTCTTTGCAAACTATTCCTGGACAAGAAAATTATATGGACACTAGATTCATATCGTTTGCATACAGATACAAGTATCGAGATGGTGAGTACTCTGCATTGTCTCAGTTCTCTGAGATAGCATTTGACCCTAAACCATTTTCTTTAAGCGTTGACACTTATCAAAATGAAGGAATGGTCAATGAGTTTAACTCTGCCGCTGTGGGCATAAATACTGGTGATGAGAATGTTACTGAGATTGATGTGGTTTTTAAACTATCAAATCAATCAGTAATTAATGTCATAGAGAAGTTTAATAAAGAATCTCAAGGGTGGCAAGATAATCAGACATATACTATAAATTTTAACAATCGTAAAATATACACCACTCTAGGTACAAATGAAATCCTTAGAGTATTTGACAATGTGCCACGAAAAGCACAGGCTCAAACTATAATGGGCAATAGACTAATGTATGGTAACTATGTCGATGGTTACGACTTAATTGATTCTAATGGTAATGATTGTTTGTTGTTATACAATACAGAATTAGTTAGTGAAGATTTAGTGCCAATAGAACTAGGAGTTTCATTTGATCCATTTGATTTTACAATAGACCCTGCTGTAACTAGAACAGTTGCTGAAGGTGAAATAGATATTGATTGTAGTACTATTGCTTCAAATTTAGTAGAGGGAGCAAGTCTTGATTTTACAATTAGAATATCTCATGATAGTTTTTCTGGAGCAGGTGCGCCTAGCACAACACAAGATCCTTTTACAATTACATTTTCTGTAGTGTTAGATCAGCCATATGCAAATATAACTAACTTGGTTGCTAGTACTGTATTTACCGAAGCTCTTGAAGGTGTTACAATACCAACTGATTTAACTCAATGTGGCACTACTAGCCAAGGCTTCTCTACTACCGATCAATTTAACTGTACTATACAATCTCCTTTAGACCCGTCAATAACCTGGAACAAAGACATGAGTAGTCCTAATACGACAGTTGGTGTACCAATTAGTGCTTCTGTTGTAAGTACCACTACCATTAGACTTACATTGATTGCGATGAGGTTTGTAGACTCTGCAAATCCAGGCGTATATTTGTATGAGTATTTTAAGGCTTCAGGTGCTGGTGCAACTTTTAATATTTCTGCTAATAGAAGAAGTCTTCATAGCGATAGAGATTATGAGGTAGGCATTGTTTATATGGATGAATTTAATCGTTCAACTACAGCGTTAGTAAGTACAGAGAATACTGTTTTTGTTCCTCCTGGTCAGTCTACAAGTAAGAATAAAATAAAGGTTACTATTCCTCCCAACCAAAAGCCACCATCATGGGCAACGAGATATAAGTTTGTAGTAAAGCCATCTAGTATTGACTATGAAGTTATATATAGTGATTTGTTTTTTATAGACCCTGCTGACAACGCTACATATGTAAAGTTAGAGGGAGATAATCAAACTAAAGCTGCTAAGGGAGATAGGCTTAGAGTTAAGAGAGATACCGATGGTGCATTGAGTGAGCGTATAGAGACTGTAATTTTAGAGTTAGACTCTCAGCCTGCTGATTTTATTAGCGATAATACTGATCCTGATGGAGATGCTATTTCAGAGCCTGGTGGATTGTATATGAAAATCAAACCTAATGGGTTTAACACTCAGTATGACCCTAATAGTTTTTTTGGAGGCGAATCAGTAGTTAATAGTTCGGACGTTCCTAACAATGTAGGAGTCCCAGCTTCGGACAGACCTAACTATATGCCTGTTGTAAATTATTTATGTTCAATACCTAATCCTAATTTTGATTCTGTTGCTGGGCCATCATTGACAAACCTTCCCTTTTTACCTTGGACTATTCCGTCTAATAGTAGGGTTGTATTTAATATAAAGTTTAGAAGAAATAGAAGGGGTAATGCTTGTGACCAATATATTTATAGGTTTCAGAAAGAATTTACTGCTTCCGAAGACTATTCAAGTTTACAGGCTTTTATAATAGGTCAGAATATAGATTTTAACACTGGAGAAAATGATCCTAATAATGGAGAAGGCCCTAATCAAAATGTTTTTGACCCTAATATTGTTCAGTTACCTTTTAATATATCTACATCTCCAGGTATGCCTATAGGCCCAGCCGCTACCCCAGCTGCTCCTGCTCCTATAGTAGGAACAAATCAATATGGTTTTGTGGGTAGTACTACTGATTGGACAGGCAGTGGTGGAAGTTCTACTGCGGATTATTATGCTGGCAAACAATTTTTTCAAATAAGAAGTGGAATGCAGCCTTGCGATAGTGCAACAGTATTTAACCAGCCTAGACAATCGATAGTTAAAGCGTCCATTAGAGTATTTACCTCTGAGAACTTGTTGATATTTGAAACAACTCCCGTTGAGAGTGATGCAAATATATATTATGAGGGTAGTGATAGCTATGCAATTACTAATGGTAATCATATGTCTGGAGGCTCTGCTGGTGATGTAAATCAAGTTATTAGTTCTGACCCTGCTCTTGCGGTTTCAGGAGTGGTAAACTTGTCCTTCTTTAATTGTTTCTCATTTGGCAATGGAGCTGAGAGTTATAAGATTAGAGATGGCTTGGCTACACCATCATTTAGATTGGGTGAGCGTACCACCGCAGTATCAGAGCAAGACTTTAAGGAAGCGCATAGATTTGCTGACATCACTTATAGTGGTATATACAATGAAGACACTAATGTTAACAGGCTAAATGAGTTCAACCTAGGGACGGCTAATTTTAAAGAGTTAGAGAAGAGCTTTGGGCCTATACGAGTGCTTAATGCTAGGCAGAATGATATACTTACATTGCAAGAAGACAAGATATCATATGTGCTATCAAGTAAGACTTTACTCTCTAGTCCTTCTGGAGGAGGTAATGTTGCAGCAGTACCACAAGTTCTAGGCAATCAGGTGTCAAGAATTGAGAAGTATGGTATTAGTAACAACCCGGAGAGTTTTGTGTCTTGGGGATTTGATAAGTTCTTTACTGATACTAAACGAGGGGCAGTGCTTCAGTTAAAAGGAAGCGGGCAACAAGAGCAACTTAATGTTATATCAGACACAGGAATGGGTTCATGGTTTAGGGATTATTTTATCCTTACTCCCAACACTCAAAAGTTAGGTGGATACGATCCATATATGAATGAGTATGTATTGTCTGGAAACTTAACTGCACTACCTGTAGATTTAGTAAAAGTCCCTTGTGGTTTAACGTATGACGTTAGAGGCACTACAGAGCCTACCACTACATGGGAAGTATTGTTAGGAGAGGCAACAGGGGTGTCTACTGTAAATTGGACATCATCCTTACGAAGCCCTACCGCAACACTTACTTTTAATGTTACTTATAATGGTGTGGTATACACATCAGGAGCAATAAATTCTAGTACCTCTGGAAGTTTTACATTTGATAAAAACATTGGTGGTGTAAACACCGCACAAGTAGAAGTGTTGTTAAGTGAAAATGTAGCAGACTTTAGTGTCAACGTAGGATGCCCAGTTACCACAACGCTAAACATTACTAAGGTTTGTTTAAATAGTAATGATAATGGTGGTAAATACATTCACAACGAATACTATTGGACTCAAGGAGACTATGATAGTCCAACGAGTAGCGACTTGGTTTTATTACAAGCGCAGGATAATAGTCCGATAAACTTTGCAATATCTGAATACGATACAATAAGTGGCCCTTCAGGTAGGGGAACTCTTCCTCCAATACCTTCAGTAGGTAATCCTGTTACAATTAGGATTCAATCTAGTCAAATAGGTTTTGATGACTTAGTGTTTGATCCTACTAAATATACATTAAGGTATCATTTGGATTCTACACCATACCCTAATACTCCTAATGATATGGCTAACTTATTGGCAGCTTCAACAAATGGAACACCTTTGGTTAATCCTACAACAGGAGTCTATTACTTTGATATTCCTTATCAACAGACCGGAACTTTCAAGCCTTACTTATATCTTATTTACGAATACATAACCTAAAGATATGGCAATACCAGTTATACCCCCAAGCACCGACCCTAGTCTTCAGGCGTACACTCTAACTTATAGTGAGAATGTTAAAGGATTTCCTTCGTTTTATTCTTACATACCTGAGCAGATACAGGGTATGAATCAATACCTATACACTTTTAGTAATGGTAGTCTATATAGACACAACTCTAAGACCACAAATAGATGTACGTTCTATGGCACGTTTACACCTTGTAGTGTGCAAAGTATTATAAATGTTGAGCCTACTGTAGTTAAGTTGTTTAAGACCATTGAGTTGGAGTCTGATGATAGTTGGTCATTTGCTGGGCAAACAGATTTGGAGAGTGGTAATATTGAGGGTACAAGTGACGATCCTCACATCACACCTCCACCCTCATACGCAGGTGAGAATTACTTTGAACTAAAAGAGGGTAGTTACTTTTCATACATCAGAGGTATCAATTCAGTACCTGTGCTAAATGCTGAACTAGCACTTAGGTCAGCCCAAGGTATTGGAGCAATAACATCTGTAGATACATCAACACCATCAGCCATTGTTATTACATATGCTGCGAATGTCTTAGACTCTATCATAAGCATTGGAGACTTGTTTTATTTTGTTCAGTCTAACGCCACTGTCTTGGGGGGAAAGATTACAGCAGTCAACTTTACCAACAATACAATCACAGTAGACTCTACGATTACAGGTGGTAGTTCTGCAATGGTGGCAACAAACTATTCATTTTACATTAAGAACGCTGTCGCTGAGTCTCATGGACTTCGTGGCTACTACCTAGAGTTTTTGGTAGAGAACGTAAGCATTTCAAAAGTAGAGCTGTTTACTCTGTCATCAGATGTCATGAAAAGTTTTCCATAATTTTTTTTAACTTTGCATTAATGCAATTCACTATTCGACCCCTTGAATATAAAGACTATGACGAGCTTTTATTAAAGTGGTGGAAAGATTGGCGAGTTGTTGCACCGAGTAGAGACTTCTTGCCTAGCAATGGTTTAGGAGGATACATAGTATACGATGGAGACGTTCCTGTATGCGCTGGATTTATTTATAACACAGATTCAAATGTTGCTTGGTGTGAATTTATTGTATCAAACTTCGACTATAAAGATAAGGATCGTAAGAAAGAATGCTTAAATCTTTTAGGTTCTAAGGTGTCAATGGTAGCAAAGGATGCGGGTAAGAGTTATCTGATGACAATGCTAAAAAGTAAATTATTGATGGATGTTTGTGCAGATCAAGGATATATGAAAATGAGTGGAGGGTATACTCAAATGACAAAAATTTTATAATATGGGAGCAGCAGCAGTAGCACAATTAGTACCATTGGTAGCAACTACAGGGATGAGTTTTTACCAAATGGCTCAAGCAAAAGAATCACAAAGAAAAGGACGTAAAAAGTTTAATGAAGGAGTTCAAAAGACTAGAGACCTTCTTGAGCAGAATGTAATGGAAGAGCTTAATGTTAATGATGAGGCTACTAGATTAAAGGGTCAGCAAAATCTTGCAGCACTTCAGCAATTAACTGACGTAACTGCCGGAGCAGGACAACGTGCGGTGCTAGGTGCAACACCTGGACTGATGACAGCCGCTGATGCCGCGAATGAAGCAGAGCGAGCAAATCTACAGCAAAGACTTGAGGCTAGACAAAAAGCGATTTTAAGTCAAGATGAGGTTAATCGCCAAGGTAAGATGGATTTAGAATTAGATCTCGCAGCTGTGGCAAAAGAACAGCAATTGGCTTCTGAAGCACAAAAGAATGAGATGATGGGGCAAGTGGTTAAAGGCGCAGGAGAAATAGCCACTAAAGGAATAGAGGCTTCTGCTTTGTATCGACAAGATGGCAATGCTCGTAGGGCAGGTAAATTTGTTGACTCATTAGGAAAGGATCAGTTAGGTGGTCTATCTAGAAGTCAAGCAATTGATGCTGTGATGGAGCAAAACTATGATCGAGGAGTTATAAATAATGCTAGGCGCGCAGGCTTTGTTCCTGATGAAGGTTTATTTCAAAATTATAGAAGCAACCTATTTGGAGCAGATAAGGAATTATTAAAAACTAGAGGCATTTTAAGCAACGATGCTAGAAATGATATACTTGGTAATGTACAAGGACAATATACATCTATGGATCAAGCAAATAATTACTTCCCTAGTTGGTTAACTAAATCATAACAAAACATAATGGCAGATTTTTTTAAGTACGTTGGCAAGGCTGATAGAGGAATACAGGATTGGTCTAAGATAGGTAAAGACATTAGCGATGGCCTTAAAGAGGTTACTGACAAGAGACAGGCTGAACGTGCTAGAATTGACAAGCTAACTTCTGATGCAATCAATGAGGTTAATAATGTTCAGTTGGGTCAGAACAAAACCTTCAATCAATTTTTACTTAATGGATCGGGACAAACAAAAGAGTTCTTGTTGATGCAAGAGAAACTTTTGAAGCAGGGTGTGCTAAAGCCACAAGACTATCTAAACTCTAGACAAATTATTTCTGATGACTGGGCAAATCTAAGCGAGGCTGCTAAGTCTTTTAATCAGGACTATGCTGAGTCTATGAAAAGACTTCAAGATGGTGAGGCTGCAATGCAAGAGATGTATCAGAATGAGAAGTATGATGCGTTTATGAACATTCAAGACAAGGATATATTTGTAAACCCTGTAGATGGTAGAATATATTTAACAACCACCGATGGTGATGGTAACATTGAAAGAGACCCATCATCTATGTTGAATGTAAATGCAATCAACGCTAGGCGTAAGGACAAGATAAATAAGTTCAACGTACAAGCAGAAGTGCAAAAGGCAACAGGCGCATTAGGAGAGGTTGTAAAGGCTTTAAATGCCGATGGTGTCATTACTCGTACCGACAAGAGATTAAATGAGATGATGCTCATCGGTGGGGTTGAGACAACATTTGATGATGCCAAGAATGACATTATTAATTCATTGATGACATCTCCTCGTAACAATGCTAGTATCCTTACCGATGATATTGGAGGCTACACATTTACAGAGGTAGAGTCTGAGGCTGGAGGCAAGGTGATATACCTAAAGGAGAATGGTATGGGTCTTCTAGAACCACAACTTACTGAGGAGCAGTTGGGTGTGGTAAGAAACAATCTTGACATGGAGATTGAGAAGCAGTTAGGATTCAAAGAGACGAGTTCGTACCAGATAGACAAAAATATAAAACTACAAAGAGAGAGATTATATAAGCCTGACCCAGGTAAAGTAGATGTAAAAAATCTTACTACGATGTGGAGAGACCTTGGTACAACAAGCGACCCTGCTAAAAAGAAAAACTTAGCTGAATCTGTTATCATGGCGGCTAACCAAGGTAAGAAAAAGGGAGATGATATGGTAATGAGAATGATATTCAATGATGACAATAGTATTACATTTATCAACTCAAATTCATCTAAAAACTTTACTACTTCTCCTATTAGTGATGACGCTGTTTCATGGATGAATTTAGGAACAGAAATATTTGGAGCATTAGGTGATAAAGACATGAAAGAATTGCTAGGGGGTACAACTACAATAAACACAAACTTCAAAGGCATTGAAGCAGGAAGAGAAGGTTTTGCTGAGTATACCGAAACACCAACGGAGGCATATGTAAGAAATGTTATAGAACAAAACCCTACCGACATCGTTAAAGATGAAGAAACAACAGCTGATAATGTAAATGCACTATTGGCGGCTATGGGTATATCATCAAAATACAGAGCTGATTGGTTTTATGATGCAAAGGATTATGTTGAAATATTAAATAATGACGATGAGGTGGTGGCTAAAATAAACTTAAAAAATAAAAATGCTTATAAATCATTCCTCAACACCATAGCAGAATTAGGCGCAAAAGAATTAAGCGAAACAGAGTTATTTAGTCAGACTAAATCTTACAGAAAGAAGAAGTCTAAAAAGAAAACATCAGCTCCTAAAAAGGAAGTTGAAAAAGGACGAGCAGCTAGCTTTTAAAAGTTAAATAATGAACGAAGAAGCAATTAAAGTAGCATACGAATTATTTGTAGCGGATGGGTATACTAAAAGTATAGACGAGTTTAAAACACTAATGCTAAATAATGAAGATGGTAGGCAAGTAGCATTTGATTTATTCACAGCCGATGGTTATACCAAAGGTATAGATGAATTTGGTGTACTTATGGGAGCATCTCCTGTAAAAAAAAAAGAAGATACGGTATCCGTATTGGAGGATGGTTCTTCGGGCTTACAAGAGCCTAGTGTTCAGGTTGAGGAAGAGCAGATTGACTTTGACCCTACTGCAGGAGTAACAGCACTAAAAGAAGCAGGGTTACAACTACCCACACCACCACCACGAGATTTTACACAGCCTTTCTTAGGCCCGGTTGGGATGGACGATCCTATGTCCGTTGAAGAGCAACAGGAGCTTTTTGAAGGATACGTTTCTCCATCTAAAGTAGTCAAGTCTGAGGAGACACTTCAAAAAGAGGCGCAAAGATTAAGGCGTGAGGCTGGCAAACTAACAGGAGTAAACCTTGCCAACATTAGAAAAGAACAAGGTGAAGAAGCAGCAGCAGCTGCTATTGCAGAACGAGAGTCTTTGATGAATAGGGCTGACAAATTACTAGAAGGTAAAGATGAAAAGTTTGAGCAAGAAAAAGAAAAGCGAAACTTAGAATATCAAACACAAAAAGAAAAGTCAGATAAAGATAGAAAGATTGGTTATGTTTTAAAAAACCTAGATGATGCTCAAGCAGCAGCAGTATTTCAAAACCTTGCATCTACAAGAGGAGAAATTGCAGATGATGAGCTACAACAGTTGGTAGATTTAGTTGATAAAAAAACAATAGAGAAGTATGGTCAAGAGGAGTATGACCTTGTTCAAAAGATTGGAGGTAATGTATTAGCTGAAGATTTATTTTATGGAGGCAACATAAGCACTTCGCCATCAGTTGTTGATGAGTTAGTTGTTGAAGGCGATGAAATCGCTACAGTATCAAACTTAAACAATGAGTTTGATGGAACACCATTTACTTTTTCCAAATCAATATTGGGATCAGACGCAGTTGAGGTTAGCGTACTTGATATTTCAGGAGTACCTATTAATAGTAAGATTGTACGGTTAGATGATGGGGCTAAAGCTAGTCAACAGTTAAGAGACTTTATGGCAAAGTCCAATCTCTCAAAAGGCAACAAAGAATTTTTGGAAGGTAAGATTAATGGCAAAGACATCAGTAATCTTCCAATGGACAAGAAACAATTAATCAACTATAAGTATATGCTAGAGAACAAAGATAAGTTCTCAGCAGGCAAGGGTGCAGGATTTAGTATGGATGCAAATGCTATCATGCGTTTTGTAAATGAGAACCCTGACTTCTTTCCACCTGAAGAATTGCAAAGCATAAAGTTGCAGCTTGATGAAGCATTGGCAAACCAATACAAAGAGGATGAGCAACTTGAAGGTTCATTCCTTGGTTCATTAGGAGAATCCTTTTTAAAGGGAGCAACGCAGACATCTAAGTTTACTACCAACCTTGGTATTGATATAGGAGGGGCTTTGATGCCTAGTATGTTTATGCCTTCAAATTCATTTAGTGCTATAAACTTTGACGAGAATGGTAATCGATTATCGGATAGTGAGGTTATAGATAGAGTAAAGAAAGAAGGCAAGAGAGAGATGATAGCAGCAATGGATAACGCTGTTGAATCATCCTTTACTGGTACTACCCAGGCGTGGATGAATAGTGATGAGAGAAATGATTTAGCAAAAGCATTAAACTTTGTGTTTGAAAGTCTTGGAGTTGTGGCTTCAGTAGGGGCTAATAGATTAGCACTCGCACCCAAAGCCGCTAAAACACTAAGTGGTCTAGCATTCTTTGCATATGCTGCCAATGGTATCGAAGATGAAATGGCAGGTACTGAGTACGATGGATTGTCTGAGTGGAAAAAGAAACTTATATCATTCCCATATGGCGTAATGATTGGTCAGTTAGAAAAACTAGGATGGGAGGCATCAACAGGTGCGTTTGGAAATAAAGTGTTCGACAAGATATCTAGGGGAATAATTAGTAAGACGATGAAGAGCGTCCCTAAAAATGCATCTCCAGAAGTTATTAAAACAGCAATAGAAAATAATACAAAGGCAGCAATAGCAGATGGTACAATTAAAATTATTAGTGGTGCTTTAAGTGAAGGATTGGTTGAGGGTACGCAAGAACTTGGCGATGTTACTTTAAAGAATATAGTCAATGGCATAATGGAGAAGGATTACTTTGCTAACGCTCCTGATTTAAGCACTAAGAAAGGGTGGTTAGAAACCATTAAACAAATGAAAGAGTCTGGCTACTATGGCTTACTAGCGGGTGGTAGTTCGGCAGGTGGTGGTGGTATCATTCAAGGAACTAAAAAGCGACTACAAAGAGATGCTGACATCCGAGAGTACAATGAACAAAAGCAGGCCCATACCGATAAGACTCTTAGAGAGAAATTAATTTTTAATATTAATACAAGGCAACAGGCTGGGGAAATAACTGCCGAACAAGCAGAGGCTCAAAAGGAGCAGGTTGCTGAGGATGCTGCTACCTTCGAACAGATACCTGATGAGGGGCTATCTAATAAAAATAAGATAGAATCATTTGTTTTAATTACTGAAAGAAACAATCTAGAGAAAGAGATTGCCGGGAAGAATGAAGAGCTTGTTACGAAACAAAGGGATCGTATACGAGATATTAATGCACAACTAACAATAATAGGAACACAAGATGCCACTACAGAGCAAGAAGCAAGCGACTTGGATGAGGATCAACAAGCCCCAGATGTACAAGAAATGGAGGAAGGAACACCCCAACCAGAACCTGAGCAAGTTACCGCTGAAGAAGTTGAGGTCAAAGAAGAATTAAAACCTACCGAGGAGCAACGTGAGAAGCTAGCGAAGAAGGCAGTACGAGAGTTGAAGAGAGAGAATCGTAAGACTAGACGAAGAGGATTTAAGGGTGACAAAATTAAGGGTACTCGTAAGAAGTATGAGCCTACTCAAGAAGAGATTGACGCTAGAGTTGATGAGTTATTTCAAGCACAGCAACAAGAAGACCAAGAGGTATTAGACCTTGAGGCTGCGATTGAGGGTGAGGTCAAAGAGGGTAGAGCATTACCTAGCGAGACTACTGCTGTTGAAGAAGTAACAGGAGCAGTACCTGAAGATGTTGCAGTTGAGGAAGAGGTGACTACTGAGGAAGCACCATTAGTTAATCCAAAGGTTGTTATATCCGGGACTCCTGATGGGTATCAAACATTATCATCAAATAATACTACTGAAGCCGAGAGTGAATCTATTAAAGACGCAAGAGGTGATAAAACATTTGAAGAAGATGGCTTTAGAATAACTAAGAGAGAAGATGGAAGCTCAGAGGTATCATATAGGTCAAAAGTAAAAGTAAAAGATAGAGTTGGTAGACCTGGATTTGCTATGGCTACAGTTATTGTGCCTGAAGGTAGCCCTGTAAATAAACAACAGATACAAGAGGCTTTTGACAACAAGCTGTCAGAAATAATAGAGGGCAACAGAGCAAAAAAATTAGGTGGCAGACTAAGTGATTTAACAGCTAAGCAGAACCAACAGCTTGCAGATGCTGTAGTAGAAGCGGTATCTACAAAAACAACCTCTGATGCTACACAGATGATAACGCCTGTGCCTACAAAAACAGAAACAAAGAAAGCACCCACCAAGGCAAAGGTTGATGGTGTAGTTATGAGCGATAAGAAGCGAAGCAAAAAGGAGCAGGCTCTTGTCGATAGAGCCAAGCGAGCTGCCAAGGCATTGAAAAAGTTTGGTAAGGGAGGTGTAACCGTAGAGTTGCATGATGACACCGATAGCTTTAAGAAAGCTACAGGGCAAGATGGTCGTGGTGCATACGACAAGACTAGCAACACAATTCATATCAACTTATCCAAGGCTAACAATACCACCATTGCACACGAGGCGTTTCACGCTGTGCTACTACAGAGAGTAAAGGATGGTAATACCGCCAAAGTAACCAAGACAATGTTCGATGCTGTGCGTAAGGCAGGTAAGGGAGATACTAGGGTTATGGAGTACACCACTACTAAAGAGGTAGATGGGAAGACTGAGACTGTGACTGAGACCGCTACAGTTGAAGAGTACCTAGAAGACTTTGCTAGCAACTATGAGGAGAATGTTCAAGACGAAGAGAAGCTCGCTGAGTTGACAGGTCTACTTGCCTCAAGCTATGTTAACCTTGCACCTGCACCCAAGTCAAAGGTACGTCAATGGGTAGACAAGGTGATGACTCCTATAGCAAAAGGGCTAGGCATAAAGGTCGATCAGTTTACCAAGACTGACCAAGGTGTTGTTGATTTGTTGAATGCAATCTCAGCCAAGGTAACAATAGGTGAAGAGATTCAAGAGGGAGATGTTAAGGTGCTTGAAGAGATAGAGACTAAACCTGAGACCAAAAAAGGTAAGGCAAAGAAAATAAATTGGACTAAAAAGCAATCTAAGCCACAGGGGGAGTCAACTCAAAAAACAAAAGAGGTTCAAGCAAAGATAAGAGACTTGGTTAAAAGGTATGAGGGTGGTGAGATTACCATTGAGGAATACAATAAGCAAGCCGATGATATCATTCCTGTTAGAATGAAGGAAGTGTTTGTCGATCCCGTAACACAAGAGGAGCTGATGGTTGGTTTGAAATCTAAAAACACTCAAACAAATTCTCCTATAAAAGAAGGTGCGGATGTAAGTCTTAGAATAGACATACCATTTATGAAGCGTACAGGAAAGGCTTCGGTTACAATACACGAAAGAAAAAGTCCAAAAGATATAACAGGTCGTGTCCTTTCTTATAGAGGCTCTGCTGTTATAAAGGATGTAGAATTCTTGGTTAATCCAAAGCAATCACTTGCATTTGCTACTGATGATAAAGTACACAAGAGTAGTAACTTAGGACGAATGGGTGGTAAGTTAGTTGACATTGGTAAGACTATCGAGGAGCAGAACGAGGCGGCTAAGAAGTTATCTCAACAAGCAATTGACGAAGGGTGGACACAGGTTGGTATTAACCCTGCAAAACATTCATACTTCTATGACCGATCCACCGGGAAACCTTTGAAGAGTGCTGACAGAGTTGTTCAGGTAGGAGACCTCATCTATGCAGAGAATGCTAAGACCACTACAATATATGACGATATGTTTATTGTCAAGGGGAAGACCGACAAGAAGGGAGGCCCACTACGTTTCCAGAAGGAAGGGGTGAGTGTTAGTGAGAACGAAATAATATTTGATAAAGTACCACCCAAAAAAGTATTGTCATCTATACTTAAATCACTACAAGGAAAGCGTAGGTCTGACAACATACAGTTTGATGATAATGTTGTGGATATATTTTCTGATTACGTCAAAGGTAACGAGGTAAATATAAATGCAGAAAACTATCCTATTGAAATACAAGACGCTTTAGAGGGTGATGATATGACATATGGCGAGATAGCCAATATGTTAAGAGTCGCAGGTTTATATGACACAAATGCAGCAGCCTTGAAGGGAATTAGTGAGATAGGTAAAGTCGCTGGTGTAGATATAATGCGTCAAGTTCAAGAGGCACAGACAGAACCTAGCATGAGGTTTCAGGCAGATTTTTCAGACATTGTTTCAGGTATGACATTTGTCTACGACAAAAATGGTGAAAGATTTAATAAGTTAGAACGTGATGGATTTATTACAAGAGATAAAAAGATAGAAGACTACGAAGGTCAAATTATATTTTTACATCAACCAGATGCAGCATTCTCAGGGATGATATATAAAGATGGTGAGCTTCTTGTGGAAGGAAGTGGTGGTATGTATTACCCAATAAAATTTCATGAGGATGGTTTCTTTTGGGCTAGTACAGAAGGAACTGCTAAGTCTATGGCTAATAGTTTAAACGAGGCAATGGAAGCTAATGGTGGGAAGTTGTTAATGGGATTAACTACTGCACCACAAGATAAGTTATTGTCTAGCACCACAATGTCTAATGCTGTCATGGATTTATTTTTAAGCAAAGCATTTGATAAAAACTTTAAGCTCACAGAGAATCAAATTAAAGTAGCACTTAGAAAAGCAGCTAATGATTTAAAGGTTACTAAAAAAACAAATAAAAAAACTGGAAAAACAGTAACTACTCGAACAGGTTTAGATTTAAAGATTCCCGCTAGTGCAACTCTTGCGGATATTAAATCTAAAATAGAGGAAGCTCTTGGTTTCAATAACAGTACCTTTAAAGACAGAAAAAACTTTGCTACTGAATTGATAGGAAGTATGTCTGAAGTTATTAACCGTAATCCAAAATCTGTTAAGGAATTTGGAAGTTTATTCTCAGAAGGAATTCAAAATAAATATTTTAAAGGTGTAACTAAGACAGGTAAGCTAAAGATATCAAAAGCTAATATGGTTCAAGCATTATCTGAAATGTTTACCGAGCCTATGCTAAAAGAAGATGTAGCTAGAGATAAGGGTGGACAGTTATACGCTATACTTGAAGTTGATTCAAAGGTAAAACCTGTTGCGTCTAAAAAACATGGTTCATATCCATTTGCTTTAGAAACAGTAGAAGATGGAGCAAAGGTTAAAATAAATATTTTAAAAGACAGACAAAATTGGTTTGACGTATTTGAAGATCCTGAGACTGATGATATTGTTGAGAAGGATAGACTTAAAGAAGTATTCCCTACATCAGGAGCAAGTACCTCCGGATTAAAAGTTAATACATCAAAAGTTTCTAAAGACTTATCAGAGACTGCGATGCGAGAGCAGAAGAGTCTCATGCAGATAGGTAGGTATTACAATGCCAACAACCAAGGGTTCTTCCCGTCACAAGTAAATTCATATCAACTCAAGCAAGACCTAGAACAGATAGGGTTTGGTTTGAAGCGTGCAAAGAATGGAGCGTACTACGCCACAAGGAATGGGCGTAAAGTAAATCCATTCCCACCTGAGCCAAGTAGATATAGATTCCAAAGGGATGACATTGGTATCGTAGAAGAAAAAAGTTTTACAAGTAAGAACACCGTAGCAGATATCATCATTGCTGCTAGACGAGAAGGTTTCAAAGATAAAGCCATTCGATTCTATATACTAAAGAGACGATCAGATATCAAGGAGGAGAATGGTAAGCCTTTGCGAGCGAAGACTGTAGATGATATGCTTCGAGTACCTGCAAATATATTGGAGAATGTTCCGGATAGTTTCAAGGAGATTGAAGGTGGAGCAGCAGCAGGTCTAAGGTTGTATCAAAAGGTTGAGCAACTTAGAGATAAACTTCTTGCCGCCAACGCTAGAATAAAATCTCCTAAGCTATCTGACGCTGGTATCAAACAAAAAATAAAGGAGAAGAGAGAGGAGTTAAAAAAGAAAAAACTTTCAGACGAGCAACTCGCCAAAGAGTTAGATGCTTTCACTAAAAGAGAATACAAGAACAACAAGGCTCGTAAAGAAATGAAGACCGAGAGTGAAATCATGGATGAGGTTATTGAGTTCTTAGAGAAACAACCTGAGTACATCGAAGCTGGTGACAAGGGTAAGAAGACACCATCTCTACTTCAGTCTAAGATGCAAGCAGAACTCCAAGCAACGATTGCTTTCCGACCATCTAGAGAGGTAGCTCAGAATCTTTCTAAGTTAAAGAATAGAGCAAGAGCAATGGATAAGGCAGGTAGAGACCTTCAAGAAATAAAGCGTCAGCTTAGAGCAACACTTCGTAAGTCACTACCAAAGGCTGAGTACTCCAAGCCAGAAGTAATGAGACTTTTAGGTGAGATTGCAAAAGTAGATGCAAGTAATTTACAAGACGTAATTGGAGAGATAGAAAGTCTTATTGTTAAAAAGAATGTACAAATACTAGAGGGTCAGATAGACAAGCTATTAGGTACTAAGGTTGCTAAGAGTGAGGCTGGAAGACGTAAGGGTAAGTTTGGATATGATGAAGCGGCTAGACTAGAAGCCATCAATAACAATATCGTTAAGAATAAAAAGGTTGATGGTAAGTTAGTTAAGTATACTGCTGAAGAAATCATGGATAAAAATGAAAGACTTCGTAGAGAGCTTAATGAAATTATGCGTCAACCTGAATTAAGTTTGGAAAATATAAACAAGCTAACCGATCTTCAGATAGCAATCAATATCAACAGTGCCAATCTGATGAAGGCACAGTTAGGAACAAAGGAAAGAATCAGTCCTAATATTATTGCACCATTGGTAACAGCGCAAGAGTCACTGCAAGAATTAATTGAAGAGGGTCGCTCTAAATTTAAAGTAGAACTTCAAGAGGCGCATCAAAAATACCAAGAGCAATTTACTATGCTTTGGGAAGAGATTACAGGAGAGAAGATAGATATGTCTGACCCTGATGTAAGAGATAAAATAAATGCTAGATTAAAAGAATCTTCTAGGATAAGTAAGGCTGAGAAAGCCAAAAATAGATCGAAGTTTAGAAATGTTCTTACGAATATGTACGACTCTATAGTAAGAGGATTTAATAAGGCAGAAGATTTATCTGGTTTAATGAACAAGATATCTATTATGCCAGGGGAGTTAGCAGGTGGTCGTATTCAAGAGATGATTACTGATAGGGTAGATGAATCTACTAGAGTATACAAAGGTAGAATGATGATACAAGAAGATGTCATCGAAAATAAGATGAAAGAAATATTTGGAAGAAAGTGGAGAAAGAGAGCTGTACAGTTAAACGACACTAAAACAAATGGCATAACTCTAGAGACAAAAGATGAAGTTCAAACAATTTCTCAAAACCAATTGGCGTACTTATACAATCAGTACAAAGACCCTGCTAATGCAGGTTCATTCAAAGCAATGTTCGGAGAAAACTATGAGCAAGAAATGAGTAAGCTCATATCACAGTTAGATCCTCAATTAAAAAAGTGGGCCGACTGGCAGGTTGATGAATTCTTTCCATCAGTTTATGAATACTACAATGATGCATACAAAAAGATATATCGAACTGATATGCCATGGAATCAATTCTATGCAGGTAGAATATATAGAGAAGGATTTGAACAAGAGCCATTAGATATGTTGGCAAACTCTTCAATATTCCAAACCTCTGTGGGTGCAGCTTCAACATTAGAAAGAAAAGTAAATAATTTGCCTATCCAAGCAATGAATATCAACAACGCTTTGACAAGTTATATTCAGGACATGGAATACTTTGCCGCCCATGCTGAAACAGTAAGGGACATTGATAAAATGTTTACTAATAAGGATGTTAGAAAATACTTAAAAAACATTTATGGTGATGACATCAATAACCTAATTGATTCTATGATCAAAAAGGTGTCGGCTAAAGGACAGCAAAAGTTTAAGATGGCTAGCTTCATAAATAAAAGTATGAATGCATTTATAATATCTAAACTTGCATTTAATCCGGTGGTATTTATAAAACAGCTTACATCTATACCAACATATGCAAATGACATTGGTTATGCAAATTGGATTAAGTATTCTAAGCTAGGTAGTACATTGTCTCAAAGACGTAGTGCAATAATGGAGGACTACAATGAGGTTATAAAAAACTCTGTGTACTTACAAGACAGAGCCAAAGGTTTAAATATTAGAAATGCTATTGCTCATTACGAGGATCATTCAAATTCTATTATAGATAAAAGTTTTGGAGCTGAAGCTCAGAGGATAGCAATGATGCTTACCAAGAGTGGTGATAAGGCAGCGATTATGTTGGGAGGTCTTCCAAACTACAGATACTACAAAGCTCAATACAAAAAGCAAAATCCAAAGGCTACTGAGCAAGAGGTTATTGATTATGCTATTAGAAAGTTTGAGCGTGACACCAAGAAGACACAGCAGTCTAGTGACATACAAGACCGAGACTATTATCAGACTGATGATCCATTGATGAGATCATTCAATATGTTCATGACTACACCTAAGCAATACTTGAGGAAAGAAATTGATGCCTTTAGAAACTTAGGTAGAAAAATTAGAGCAATGGATAGTAAGGCAGGCAAAGGAACAATAGGTCAAAATCTAAGACAGCTAGCAATGTATCATGTAATGATGCCTGCATTGTTTCAATGGGCAGCTTTAGGATTCCCGGTAGATATGGATGATGAGGATAAAGCAGACATGGCGGGAGCAATGTTGTTAGGAAACTTAAATGCATTGTTTATAGTAGGAGATTTATTTACTATGACTAAAGATGTTCTATTAGAAAAGCCTTGGGGGGGAACGCCAGAAACTTTATCTATAATACAATGGGCATCATCTGTTTTACGAAAGTGGTCAAAGTGGCAACAAAAAATAGATGCTAAAAAACCAGACCCTACTAAGATTGATGATGCTAGATATGATTTCTATGGTACTATTTTAGAAGGAGTAGGTATACCAGCCAGACAAGGGATGAGGTACTATGACAACTATACCAAATTGTTTACCGAAAAAATGGATACGCCTGAAAAAATAAGAAGGATTCTAAACTATTCTGATTACACTATAGAAGGTAAGAAGGATGACAAGAAGAAGAAGAAAGACTCAGATGGTAAGAGAACTAAAGCAGAACAGAGGAAGTTTGAAAGTGAGTTAAAGAAGTACAATCCAGATGCTTATAGAAGTATGGGGTATGAAGAGAGAGATAGGTTAGAAGAACAACTGAAGATGAGTCAAGACCCGTCTTTTGAAATGGAAAAGAAAAGACAAAAGGAAGAACTCGATCGTCTTAATAGAGAAATATATCAATCATATAATTAGAACAAGTGAGTTAGTCTTGCGACTTGCCCATGGAGTTTGCTGTGAAGGAAGCCTTCGCAAGCCTGTGGGGCGT